TCAGGCGGTCCGCTGCCACATGTACGCGACGAGGTACGGCTGCATGTTGTTGTGAGCCTGCCCCCCACCGATCTCACCAGAGGGAGGGGGATTGCTCATGGTGGAAGTAGTTACGTCATCGCCAGATGCGTACTGATAAGAGCCGCCAGAAGCCGGAACGGTCGTACCCTGAGGGGTGGTGTGGGCGTGCGCCGGAATCTCGCTTACGGTGAGCTGATGGCTGTATTCACCGCCTGTTGAGCCCGCCGTGAAGGCTTTCACCTCACCTCGGCTGTCAGTACCACTACCTGCACCCAACAGCACGCGCCCAGCCCCCAGCGGTGCCCAGGTACCAAAGCCGAAGATGACTGCCGGGTTCTGGCTGTTCGACATGTTCATGTAGACCGAGCCCACCGGGTACACCACAGCCAGCATCTCTGCCTTGTTGCCCGTGTTGTACGTGGTCTTGTCGCCGTTCAACGTCAAGCCACCAGGCAATACCACAGACCCGGTGCTCTTCTTCACGCGCAGCAGCTCAACACCATCAACCAGCATGACTAGGTCCGAGCTGTCGGAGCCTGTCCCACCAACTGTGAATAGTCCAGTGTCGCCATCTGCGCCGAACGAATAGCCCTGAACACTGGCATTACCACCAGAGGGCAAGCCTTTAGGTGCACGAATGCCACCGGAGACCTTTAACAGACCAGAAAGCTCATCACCGGCCAGCTTTACGAAGGCGCTGCCTGCCTGAGAAATGAGGTGCTGTATAGCCTGTAGCACCTGAGAGCGATCTTCAGCATCAAGCTCGATGCTTGCGCCCTGAACGACCGCGATCAGCTCGGCCTGGATGAGATTTAGGTACTCGGCCATGATCGGAGTTGGCGGAACCCCACCAGCCTGAGTGCCATAGCGGAATTCTCCGCTCGGCGTGCATAGATCAGTGAATGCGGAAACTTTGTCCATTAGCTTGTTCCTGTAAGAACGCAAAGCCGCTTGCCTCCCTCTTGTCGAGCAAAGCAAGCGGCATGGAGTTGCGCTTAAACGACAATACCGCGACGGGCGAGATACGCTCGGTGATCGGCCACCGTCGCCTGAATCTCAGCCTCGGTGAGTACCACGTTATGAGCCTGGAAGATGGCCACGTCACAGGCACCAAGCAGACCGGTTTGGCCGCTACCGATTCGCACTTTTCCTAATGCCAAGCGACGAGGTCGACCTGCCGGGGCAATGGTCTGGGAAAGGCCAGTGGTAAAGTCACGAATAGTGGTGCCGGCCGCGCTAACCTGGAGCATATAAAGCCCCCACTTACTCGCAACTGTCCGGGTTACACCGGAAACGATGTTGGTATTGTCCGCCGCGTCAACGCCAAAACCTGCGGTACCAGTGATGCGGTTGAGACCCGAAAGATAGAGGCTTACACCCCACGCTACTCCACCGTCGATATTGAAGCCTTGATAGTTGCCGAAGAACATCGGCCGATCCGCTGCAACGGAGCCATCGACCGCAGTTCGAGCCGCGACGAAGATAGTCATATTCTCGGTTTCGGCGACGGCGGTCTCAATGCAGTCAACTGTACCCTTGCAACTTAGGAAACCAGACGAGGCCACAGGAGCGCCGACGATCTTGCCCTGCTCTTTGTCCTTGCCTGGCGCGTAGTTCTTCGCAGCCTTTGCGGGAGTAGTGTTCAGGAAGTGAATCGCTTCCAGACCACGTCGGACAGGCGCCGAATACTCAGAAGCGAATTGCTCCGCATCGATCCCTTTTGCAACCAAACGAACGCCGCTCATTTATAGATCCTCAATTAGAAACCAGTCTTTCTGTCGTACTGGAACATGACGCATGGGTTATGCAGAGCAAACGTATTGCCAAGCGGTGAAGTAGCTGTATCAAACAGTCCATGGGTGTCGCGCAAATTGCCTCGGGCACCACTCACAGGGCCAGAGCCTTTGAGATCGCCCTGACGCCCCCGTGCGTAACTAACAACGCCGTTCGGCCCTATTGCTTCGGCCAAGGTGAGACGGACCGTATCGCGACCGATAACAGCCACATTGGCAATGGCACCTTCTTTCAGCACTGCGCCATCGCGAATGTCGAAACCGAAGTTAGGAGCCATTGCCGCCAAACTATCGTCAAGCACCAGATCACCACCAGGCACATGAAACTTGATGTCGATGTGATCCGATTGCCAGTCTACGGAAACCGGCTCCAGTGGACGCCACTTGCCTGAGCGGCGAATCATCGTTTCGTACATCGCCCTACTGCGATACTCACCGAGAAGCCAAGCCGCTTCGTTAGTCAGATGCAGCAAGTCACTGCCTGTCGGGAGGATGTAAGCGGGCACCGCCATCACCACATCCTCTCGCTGACGGCTGAGACGCCATTGAGCCAGCGCGATACTCATGTGGTCCAGATCGTACTTGCGATGCGCCGCCACTTGATAAGTGAATAGGTACGGGCGGAACTTCTGCCCGGTAATGTCCACTACTTCGCGAGTCAGCTGATCAAAAATGTTCATCATGTACTGGGTGTACTGATACGCCGACTTGGTAGAACCCAGTGTGTAGTTACTTTCGCCCTGATCCCAAGTGTAGGCCCACACGGAATGGGTTTTTCCAGCAGCCAGAGCCGTCGCATTAACGTCTTTGACCATCTGAATCATTTTTTCATAATAGCCCTCACCCAAGGGTGCTGGCGATAGTTCCTCTACCGACTTTCCACCACGGCCGCATGCCGTGCCAACAATTGTCCAGTCGGCTATAAGCTCACCATCCGCTGTAGCGCGGCGAACCAAACCATTGCAAAGTCCGGAAACCGGTGTTTCGCCCCGAGCGCCATTGTCCTTTTCGACAAGAGGCACCAGTCTGTTGGCCACATAGCCTGGCTCACCTGGTCGGACGTTCACACCACCAGCGAGCATCAAGTTTCCATACTCTTGGACAGTCGAGACTGATGGTTTAGCGTTTTGACCATCAGATAGAGATTGCCCGTAGTTCAAAACTTGAATGTAGCCCGTCCTCACTTGGCGATTAATCTCGACCGCCATAGGGGTAGGCACTAACTGCTGACCACCCTCTACCGGCAGGCCGAAATAGGTCTTGTCACCACCGATCCGAGCCAAGATGAAGTTATTTTGATCACACCACTCCATGCCCGGAACAGGAATGGCTTGAGGCACTAGACCGTTGATATTGCTCTCACCCAGGCCAACCCGAGCGAACAAGAAATTATTGGAGTCGGATAACTCCAGACCATCACCAACGGTTTTGATCTGGCATGCCGGAAGGTCGAACGTCCCGTCAACCAGCATCTGCATCAAAATAAACTTGAGATTATCCACCATTTCGAAGGGATTAATGGCGTCGTCACCTGCGCTGGAAATCAATTCCTTAACTCCAGATACGGACGACTCTGCTGTGACTAGGCGGCCATCCAGTGCGTTAACGAACGCAGCGCTTGGATCATCAACGATGTGAATCGAGCTGGTAGCACTCAAGCGTCGGTACAGTGACCGGCTGATTGACGCTGGATTAGTGCTCTTCACGTAGAAGTACACGCCATCAGCGACCGCCAGTCGGCCCTCTTCTTCGGTGTTGTGAATCTTCCCGTCAGCCATTTGAGCACTGAGTTGCCCAACTGCATCGGGAATAGCTTCACTGTACAACCGCGCCTGTTTTGCCAAGGTAGGCACTGGCCCAGACTCGGTATTTACGTCGGTCTGGTCATCGCCATTGATGTACTTGTGCTGCTGCGCCGCGGCAGCGGTAGACTTCGAGGCGGCTGCCGACAAGTCACCGGCATATGCCTTCAGCGATTCAAGGTCAGACATTGTTGTCACTCAAACTAGATGGGGTTACGTAATTAATGGTGCCGAAAATTTGATCCACCGCTGCAGCCACCTGGGCGACCACTTCTTTCCCATAGCCAAACACCACCTCAGTGTTGGCTGGCCGGCGCTCAGTAATCCGCTGTTCCATGGGCGTGTTGAAGTAGTTGCCAAGCGGAGCATTCACACGCCACGTATAGGGCCAGTCACCCGAATACATCGGGGCTCCGGTGCTCAGCCCGCCAGCGACCGGAACGCGGAAAGTTTCAATATCCACAGGCACCCCAAACAGCGAGGCGAGACGAACGAAATATGGAATGGATTGACCCCCCATATCGCTCATGGCCGCAAGAACCGCTTGAACGCGCTGCTCTTGCGTCGCACCAGGTGCAGGGGTGATTCCGTAGACGCGCTCCCAATCGGATATGTAGGAGCCAGCAGATTCAGGGAATATCGCCGCCTCAACCCCCTCAAGTTGCTCAAGCGCCCCTTGCAGAGCATTCGCCTCGGCAGTCATTTGGGCAGACAGTAGTTTCCCGTTGGGATCGTAAGAAACCGGAGGAAGTAAGGATTGCAGTTGTTCAAATACCTTGTCCGTCATGCGGCGTCCTCCAGTAATTGAAGTTCGACCGAGCCGAACCGAGCCCACTTGACCAAAAGCGGATCAGCGTCAGTTACAACGTTGCCGACAGGCGACAGGATCTTGAGGTCGATAACACCGCCAAGCGCGCTGATTGCCGCAGTCAGGCGGATGAGGTAAAGCGTCTCCAGCGGAACCACTGGAGCAATAGCCTGTTTGCAGGCGTCCTCAATCGGCTCTTGCAGGGCCTCCAAGGTGTAACTTGGAGCAGGTTTAACCTTCGCACTTAGGTGCACTTCTACGATTGCGGGTGTGAATACCCAGATGTCGGCCCCGGCCGGCGCAACGCCTTCGATATAGGTTTGGCATGCCGCTATGACAGCCTCGGACGATGCCCCGCCCGACGAGGTGATCACTACGTCGATAGCATTGCCGCCCCGGCGTTTCGGCAGAATCAAGGCTGTCGAAACGCCATTGACCGACATAGCCCAGCGTCGATAGTCGGCAACATTCCCGCCGCTTGGGGGATTGCGCATCACGTCCAGGAGACGAGCCAGAAGGCTCTCGGGGCTTTCGTCATCGGTGCCGCCGACGGTTTCGGCCAGTACGCAAGCGCTGTCGACATTGAGCGGCGGACTGATGAACGTACAGGCGCCCTCAAGGCCGTTAAGGGCAGATCCGGTCTCCACGGATGCCACAGGCACGCTGATGACCCCTGCTAAGGGAATGATCACCGTTGATGTGGTGGTGAATACCTGACCTGTGGCTGTATGCCTGACTTGGAGGCCAGCCAAAACCTCAGCAGTTGGTGATCCGGCTACGGTCAGCTCGCTACCAGAAGAGGTAGCCGACTTTTGGTAGACATCGCGTGTCGCAGCATGCCGCTTGAGCTCTTCGAAATCAGCGCTGTCAGGGAAGATTTGACGCGCCGTCCAGGCGGCCTGCTGGTGAATGCCTTCGGCAATGGCGGACACCGAGCTGGCCCGGACGTGGTTATCGCTGTCAGACGTGATATCAGCGTCAGGCAACTGGGAACGAATGTCCCGCAGCATCCGCGAACGGATTGCATCAAATGGGGGGGCTTCGTATGGCATCAGATCACACTCACCAAGTGCTCGAAAGTCTGGCGGCCGGCCGGGGCATACACCTCAACCAGGAGCCTCAGCCAGCCGTTGTGAGGTTGCTCAGCAGTCACCTCCACCGAAGTCGCACGGCCGTCGTCAATCAGGCCTTTGAGGGCTTGCTGGGCGTACTGAATAGCGAGCGAGCCTACCCGCGACTTGTCCTTCTCGCGCTTCAGCTCGTGCAGCCGTGAGCCCAGCGTCGGATCGGCCCAGTAGCTGCCGAGCGGAGTCATCAAACGGAGGTAGACGGCAGTGGCCAGCGTCGTAATCCGCTGGCCATCCAAGTCGCCTGTAGTGGGGTTTATGCTTGCGTCCATAGAGAGGCAGGTTGCCTCGCGCACGCGGACTTCGGTATTTCCGGCCCATTACAGGTTCTTGCATGGGCCGGAAATAGAGGGAGGGTTACTGCTGTGGGTCGGGGGTTGGGCTGTTGCCGTGCTTGTGCCCGTTATAAATCTCGCGGTCGGCCTGCATGCTGCGGACCTGGTCAATCACCTCCGCAGCTGACTGGATGTTGCCTTTTGCCTTGACCTCACCAGTCGTCTCGATCAGCGGCGTTTCGAATCGAACCTTTGTGCTGGCCTTGACCAGGAGCGTATCCGTTTCGACCTCGATCACCCGGCCGCGCTTAAGATGAACGTGGTCGCCTTCGTCGGTGTAGATGGCCACCTCACCATCCTTTACCTTCAGCCTATACCGGGCGTCCTCGGTGGCGATCACGACCACATGTTTGCTGTTGCCACCAATGGGTAGAGCAATGAATTCGGCGCCGGCCAGAGGCCCGGAGGTGAAGCCGTAGTGCTGAGCCAGCTCGCCTACCACAGTCTCACCAGCCAGGCCCTGCATCTGGACCCCGATGTTAGGCCCGTGCGTGTTACGCGTACCGACCGCCCGGAAGGCCTGACGAACTCCACGGAGGGCGCGGTCTATTTGCTCGCGGACGAGCCCAGGAATTGACCCCATTACAGACTCCTGATCATTTGGATGAACGACGCGTCGGCATCCGCCTTCGACTTCTTGCCCTTGTGCTTCTTCAGCGGGTTGCCATCGAGCACCCACAGCTTGTCTTCGCGCATTCTCAGCTCGGTATAGGCGCCCTGGTTACGAGCCAAGCGCAGGGTGCGAGCCATGATGAAATAGGTGTCATCAAGCCCATGCGGCTCGCTGCGCACGATGACGCGCTGGCCAGGCTTCCACACAGCGCCGTTAGGAGCCCGGTAGCCTGGAACGATGGCCCGGATCTCGAACCCCTCAAGGCGACTGTCGGCCAGCACCTTCCTTGCCCTGGTAGTCGCCATGTCCGAGCTTTCGCTGGCACTGTCGATGACGACCTTCGGCCGGAAGATACCGCGACGGGCCAGCACATCATCTTTGATGACCGAGCGCAGATGCGCCTTGCCGGTATCCAGCCCATCGTTATCGTACTGGCCGTGCTGGCCTAGCACGGTGACCTGGCTATACCGGCCAGCGATGGAGCGGCGCGTGCTCAAGCGCTCGACGTTGTTCCCCATGCCGTCCTTTCGCAGGATCAGCTCACCCACGGGCGCCGAGGTGTAGTCCGGCCCGCCAACAACCAGCAGGCCATCCGGCTCGACCCACGGCCACAAGCCGTTGGCTTCAGCCACCTGAAGCAGCGCCTCCCATCCCGACTGGCCAGGCTCGACCTGGACCCGGCGTCGGATAGGTTTACCCGCCGCACGCACCTCCACTCGGGTGATACCTAGCGGCGTGACCACTTCCTTGAGGATCTGGGCCAGAGACGCCTCCCGCATGGACACAAAGGGAGCAGAACAATCGACCAAGGCTGCCGCTTTGTCTCGGCCAGTGATGCGGATGGAGATTCCTCGTTTCGATACGTCGTGCTCAATCTCGTCCAGTTGGCCGGTCAGCACCCGGTCGCGGCCGAGCGTCAGGCTACAACTTGCCCCCTCAACCAACGTCTCTGGCAACTGCACCGTGTCGCGGGTGAACAGCTCCAGCTCAAACCCATCAGCCGGCGTGAGCAGGTCCGACTCAACTGACCAGCCATCCCATGTTTTGTAGATCTTGCCGCCGATAGAGAGGCGGATGGACTCTTCAGTTTGCATAAGCGCGGACCACCGTTCCTGGTGCAATGCTGTAGGGCGAGCGAAGTTCGGGATTCAGGCGCATCAGCTCGTCGGCCCGGCTGCTGTCGCTGTACCAGCGATGCGCCAACAACCGCAGATTGGTCGGCGACTCGACTGTCCGGGAGACAAGCGGTGGACGCTGGAGCACCAGCTGTCGTGCGCGGGCCTGAATCAGGGCAGCAGTCGTCCTCAGGCCTTCGATGATCGGCAACGCCTCTTCAATGCCGTAAAGGTGCCGATGCAGCAGGATGGCGGCCTGGATGAGGCTGCGCGCCAGGTTGGCCAGGCGCTCAAGGTCGTTCGGGCTGAGTGCCAAATCGTCCGCATCATTCTCGATGACCACGCCAATCGCGCTGGCGTAGTTCAGGGCCAACTCAGTTATCACCAACGTGACCAGGGCAAACGCCACGGCCTCGACTGGATCATCCGGCATGGTGTCTGGCAGTACCGAGCCGTCCGGCTCTGTGCCCTCACGCGCCGCAACCAGGAACGTGCTGCCAATACGGGCGATGTCGGGAGGCAGCGACTCAGCACCCGGCATGGCCGATGGCACGCCTGTGCGACTCAGCAGGTCGGCCGAGGCGCTAGGGGTGCTCTCTTCAATGGACGAACGGATTTCGGTAGGCGACCTGGTCAGGTCAAGCAATGGATCGAAGGCCGAGCCCGAGCTGTCGGCCATCGACTCGACACCAGAGACCACGCCCATGATCTGTGTCCGCATCTGCTGCAACCGCAGGGTAATGCCTGGCAGGCCCAGCGCCTTCTCCATCAGCCCGGTCCAGCCACCACCAATCCAGCCCTGAACCTCAGCGATCAGCGTGTCCAGGCGGCCGATCAGATCAAATACACCATCCTGCCAAGTCTTTTCGTCCTCGACATACGCAGTGCCCTCGGGCGTGTAGGTGAAGTCAGGATTGAAGAAGGCGTCATTTGGCCTGTGCTCAAGGAAGCGCAGCGCGATCTCGGCATAGTCCGGACGCTCGGCGTGATGGCTGACCTTATAGCCCCCGCTGACAACGGTCACGCTGCCATAGATCGGGTGGACCAGCTCGCCCGGACCGATTGCGTCGAGCGCGATCAGGACCAGCTTGAGCTGAAACAGGTAGTTGGGGCCGAACACCACAGCACGCATCGAGAACTCGCGGGCGCCTTGCCCCAAGTCCTCAACATCATCGCCATCCACATACGGCACGCCATGCTGAACCAGAGCCCGCTGGGCTTCCAGATCCTCAGCCATGATGTCCAGATTGACGCCACGATAAGTGCAATCCAGCAGATCATCTGCCCAGCTCATTGTCCGCGCCTCACTTGTAGGTCCGCTCTGCGCTCAACCTGAGCATGGATGTAGTCGGAATCTGTCCTCACCTCGACGACCAGGGGCTTGTCCAGGAGGGCCGACAGTTTCAGTGCTGCAGCATTGATGCCGGCCGTCACTGCCCGGTTTGCGATCCCCGACGCCCAAGCACTACCCCCAGCAGCAGACATGCCGTTGGAGGTGAGGCCCGTTTCCTGCTGAGCCAGGCGCTGAGCCTGCTGCGACACCCAGTCATCAGACTGGGTAGGGTTGTTGCCAGACAGGCTCATGCGATTCTTGTAGAAGGCCGAGTAATAGCTTTTCTGCCCATCGCTGAGCAGCTTGCTACCTTGGGCATGGCGCAAGCGCGCCTCGTCGGAGTTATCCGCCGATCCTCCCAGCACCCCAAGTGTCAGCACTGTTGAACCAAGGGCGGCGTACCGGCCCCAGTTTTTCGAGTTATTCGACAAGTCGGGCGTCGGGGTCTGCATGCCTCCAGCCGGCCAGTTGGTGACGAACACGGAAGTAACGCCGGCTGCCTCTTCCAGCACCTTGCCCACCGCTACGTTCTTCAGCGTTTCTGGACCGCCCAGGAACTTGTTCAGCAGCGCCCCTGCACCCGCTTTGGCACCGCGCCCGGCGTAGTATCCGCCGAGGCCGGTGGCGATACCGGCGCCCAGCATCTGCTCGCCGGTCAGGTTGAGGTCATCCAGGATGTAGTTGCCGAACTCGGTAAAGCTCTTGTTGATCGGTTGAGCCATGCGGTCGATGGCCTTGCTGAGCGTGGCCCGCATGCGGCTGCCAGTGCCGGTGGCACTGTTGACGTTGTCAGCCAGGTCTCGGTTGAACACCGGCTCAGCCCGGGCAATTTCGGCGGTCTGCTCTCTGAAGGTGTCCAGGCGGTTACCGGACAGCATGATCTGCATGCCCCGGACGGTGTCCTGGTCCATGCCCTTGAAGGTCACGCCCAGGAATCGAGCGCGCTCCTTGTCGGTCTTGAGCTTGTCGTACTTGCCCTTGAGGTCGCCCAGCACCGCAGCCGGGTCTCGGTAACTGCCGCTCTTGTCGAAGAATTGAACGCCCGTGGCCTTGGTTACCTGCTCCTGGTACGCCTTGATACCGAACACCCGCAATGTCGAATCGGCCAGGGTTCCCAAGCGGTCTGGCTGCATCTCTACCGTCGATAGCGTCTCGGTGAAGGCCAGCGCCTGAGAAATCGACATGCCTGCCCGCTGGGCGGACTGGCCAATCTTGGGGAACAGGTCTGCAAGGTTCTCCAGCTCGGCGTTGCCGAGGCGACCGGCAACGGTCATCTTCTGCAACAGCTCCAGCGCTGCGCCGTCCTTGTTGAGGTCGATGTTGAAGGCACTGGCACCGGCCACCACCGCCTTGCCCAGGATCGCGGCATCCGCGCCCGTAACGGCTGTGCCCTGGCCAATGGCGTCAGCGGTCTTTTTGGCCGCCCCATACTCGACGCCCGAGGCGATCAGCGTATTGAATCCGCTGTCCACACCTTCACGGCCCAAACCGTACTGCTTGGCGATGCGGAAACCTTCCTCACGCCATTCCTCACGCTGGGCGGCCGTCATGCCGGCCGTCTGCTGGGTGCGGATCAACTGGCGGTCCAAGGCCGCACTGCCCACCAGGCCGGTGGCCGCGCCGAACCCGAGCCCGAGGCCGGCCAACTGGCCTTGGGCGCTGCCGCCCAGGCGCTTCACACGGTCCAGCTCGGTACGAACTCCGGCAGCCATGCTCTTCAGCATGCGCAGATTGCGGCCGCCGTTCTGGGCCAACCGGCGAAAGCTGCCCTCGGTACGCTCAACGCTGCGGCGCAGCGGCTCGATGCCTTCACGGTCAGCGCGGACAAACTCACCCTTGGACTGATTCGCTGCCTGCTTGGCCGCCTGGCCCAGTTGCTTCAGCTCGCCCTGAGTCTGGATTACACCGTGGCGAAAGACGTTGGAGCCCTGCGTGGCAGCTTCGCGCATGGCCTGACGGATGATCTTGAAGCTGGCTGCACCTTCCTTGCCGGTCTTGTTGAGCGCGGTGCCAGCCTTGCCACTTTCGTCAGCGAGCGCTTTGGCACCGTTCTTCCCGGCTTGGCGCAGGTCACGCTCAATGCCCTGGATCTCACGACGGCTGTTCCCCGAGGTGGCATTGATCCGCAGGGCTACACGCAAATCGGAACTCATGAGGTCACTCCCGCATGCCTATATAAAGAAGAAAGGCCCATCACTGGGCCTTGGTTACTTCGGTGGTCGGCTCGGGGGTCCACCGTAAAACCGGCATCCCCGCAGCATTGAGGCCGTAGCCGTACTGACCAGGAGGCCCCTGGTAGACCCCCATTCGGCGGGCGGCGCCCTCCAAGTCTTCCTGGAATGCAGCCTCCAGACCGGGGCCTGAAAGATCGAGCAGCGCCGATCCACGCCGGGAGTGCCACGCCACGCTCAGCACCTTTGCCTCTTGCTCACTCAGCGGAAACTCTTTTGCGTTGGCCATTTAACTTCCCCATAGACACGTATCGCCTGGTGGCTTTTTTGCGACCGACCAGGAGATCAATGCGTGCATCAATCTCCGGCCGGGTCATCCGACTGATTTCCTCTAGTCGGTAGCCGTGTCGGACGAGGTGATGCTCGATTCGCCGCCAGTCGTGGACGCCGCGCTCTGCGGCGACAGCTTTTTTTCCAGTTCAGCATCCGCCTCGGCGATCAGGGCCAAGTCGCCCTCGGTCAGCTCAGCGCGCAGCAACTCGGTGGTCAGTTCCTTGGCTGGGATATCGCCCAGGGCAAGTAGCTGCTGGCGGTAAACCTCCAGCGTGACCAACTGGATAGGGCCGACTGGATGTTCCTGCTGAGCCGTGATGAGGTCGCCGCTCATGGCCACACGAAGAGTGAAGGACTTGTGTCGGGTGCCGGCGTAATACACGCCGATCCCCAGTTCGCGGGTAATGGTCAGGCCGTCCCAGCGCTTATCAATGTTCGACATGGCGATTACTCGGAGTATTTGTTGAGGGCAACAAGGGTGAGGTCGCGGACCGCTTCACCTTCCAGCGCGTATTTGCTGCCCATCTCGACCAAGGACACGCCAGTCCAGGTCTCGCGCAGCTCACCACCATCCTGAGGCTCGATGGTCAGCTTCGCGTCCACCATTGCCTCCCAGACGGGCTCGCCGGTTTTGGGAATGGCTACCGATACGCGCAGCTCATATTCGGCCATGCCGGCTGCGGTGCCTTTGGCCTTACCGGCTCGGTTCATGGTCCGAACGACCACTCGGCCGGTCTTGACGGTGTCGTCAACGGACTTAACGTCGTAGTCGACGCCGTTGATCGACAAGACGATCTGGCCAACGTAGATATCTGACATACAGGCTCCGGTTACAGAAGAAGGTCGATGCGGCCGGCGAACACATGCAGGCCATTGACGACATCGACAGGGATCGAGGCGTTGAGTCGGCTCACGTCCTGCGCGGATCGCTCCACGATCAGCGCATCAGCGTTGGCCGCGACCTCTTCGACGATCTCCAAGTCTTCGCACTTCTTCAGCACGTCCAGCAGCTCACCACGCACGGCGGCTGGCGTTCGGCTGGACAACTTGGCGCGCGGGAAGCGCAGGCGGATGCGTTCGCGACAGGCCTGGCGGACGTAATAGAGGGTGCGGATGGTGGTCAGATCGAGCAACGCCACGTCATCCGCCCCGGCCGCCGACTTGGTGTAGGTGGTCACCGCACGGACGATCTGCACCGTACCGCCTGGACCCACTTCCAGCGGCGTCACACCATTGGCCAAACAGGTTTCTTGCTCGGTACGGCCCAGGCGACTGGCAATCGGCGGCACCTGGATACCTTTCAGGACCAGCGTATTGAGGGGGCGTGCGGGATCTTCTTCGAACGCTACGACCGAGGCGAAGGCCGCCGCCACCTGGCGAGCGGTAGACGCGGAGCCCGGCAAGACCACAACACAGATAGCGCCCGAGTTCAGGCTGTCTGCCAGAGTGGTGGCGGCCGACAAGGTCGAGGTCAGCGCACCAATGCCAATGATTGACTGCTGTTCAATGGAATCGGTGTACGTCTCGATGTGCGTGCGCAGTGCTGCCATGGCAGTCGAGCTGAACCAGGCTGGCACCAGAATGGTGAAGCCACCCAGCGCAGTTGCTGCCAGTGCAGCGGCAATGCTCGGCTCGGCCTGGCCCTCGACGGTGACGCCGACGCAGGAAATCGCCACATAGCGATTCGCTGCGATGGCTGCGGCCACCATTTCTTCGGCCACATCACCGAACTTGGCCTTGGCCTCATCGGCGCTGTAGACCTGAGTCGGAATGTTAGGGCCTACCGTTGCACCGGCACCCAGCGGCACGATCAGGCAAACGCTTTGGGCGTTGGTTGGCAGAGTCCGCACCGCAAGCTTGGTGTTGAACTCCATGTATACGCCCGGCTTTCGGATGCTCGCCGGGATGGTGTCAAATTCGATGGTCATTTGGTGGCTCTCTTAGCGGCGGGTTTGGCACCACGCGGTTTGGCCTCTACCAGCTCGCCAGAGGCGATTCGACGCTGGTAGTACGAGTTATCAGGTACTTCCACAGGCTCGTCCGGCGCATGCTCGATGAACTTTCGAGGCTCGCCGGCCATGGGCACGCGGTTACCTGGTGCAGCGGTTACGAGCATCACGGCTCCTTCAATTCAATGCTGTCCCGAGCTGCTACCTCGGGGTTGTTGGCCGGGACATGGAAGGCAAGGTCCACGCCTTCCAGAACAGGCAGCTCTGGCGACCCGAACTCAAATTCAGGCACTACCCAGTCCAGGTCGATGGCGAAGCTCTGGCCCAGCACCGACAGGTGACTGGTCTGGAACTTGCCGTTGACCAGGTTGGCGAACTCGGTAGGCGCCGCACGGGCGCCACCTTCTTTGTGTTGCCACCCAGTCAGCAGGTGCATGCACTGCTCCCAGATCCAGTAACTGCCCGGATCGCGGGCCACCGTGCCGCGCCGGGTCTCCCGTTCACCCCGAACCGCAGTGCTGGAGATGACCAGGCGAAACACAACAGCAGCCTTGAAACGCCTTTGGCCGGCTTTGTCGAACCTCACCTTTGGGGTGGTGATCAGTACGGATGGGGTCTGCTTGAGCAGGTCGACCAGCAGATCCGGGTCACTCAGTTCCCCGCCGTAGCTGTCCAGGTGCAAACGCGGCAGGGCCTGTTTCAGTTGACCTAGCCGCGCCTGAATGGCGTCTTCCAGCTCACCCAGCATCACAACCCCCGGAGCGTGGTGCGGCTGAACATCCGCGGTTGGTGGCTGATCTGTAGGCCCGACTGCCCAGACTCCGCCGCGCCACGCTTTTCATCCTCAGCAGCCAGGCTTTCCAGCCGCTTGATGATGTCCTTGTAGCGCAGGCGTACAGCCGAATCGGCGTTGGCCTTCTCGCCGTACAGGTGGAACCTGGTCAGCTCAGGCAGGTCATCGGCAACCCAGCCCGGGGCGTCCTCGCCCTGGAGCCGGTAGCGCAGATAGAACTGAACCTCGCTGCGAGCGCGGGTCGCGGCGTCAGCGATCCGTGCCAGTGCCGCCACGGCAGATGCCACATCCTCGGCATCCCAGTTATCCAAGGGCTCACCCTTGGCAGCCGCTTCCAGCAGCTCACCTTCAATGGGCCGGTTAAGGGCGGGTACGGAAAGCTCCGCCATTTCCTTGGAACCAAAGCGAGTGATGACCGCAATTGCGCTCGGCAGCGAGAGATTCATTAGTCAGCGTCCTTCTGAGCTACCTTGCCGCGCTTGGCCTGCACTTTGTCCGGGCTTACCACTCCGGCCTGAGTACCATCTGCCTGAGCCACTGCCGCAGCCGGCGCCGGAGCCGGCGACTCATCACCGCCGGCATTGCTGATCGTCGACCTGCTTGCATCGTCCTGCGCCTCCGGCGTCTTTTGCAGCGGTTGAAGTTTTTCGGCGATGAGCGTGACCAGGCTGTCAGCCGTGATGATGATCACGCCTTCCTGCGCCGGATCTGCCGGGGTCAGCAGCTTGGCCGCTTCCACGACCAGGTCCGGTGCTGCCTTCTGGCGTTCTTGCGCTGCCAGCAGATCGGCGCAGGCCGATTTCAGCCCAGCTCGGGCCTTGTCCAGGTCATGCTCCAGCCCGGCGATGGTGTTGCCCAGCTCCTGGATCAGGTCGTCGTTGTCCTGGTCGGACTGGAGAGTGTTCTCCAGCACCCCCTCGACAACCATCAGGTTCGGGTCATCGCGCAGCATGGCCAGTTGCTGCTCCGACAGATCGCCGTCCTCGTAGAATGTGCCCGCCACGTAGTGAGCCAGCCCGGCACGGCGATAGCCGTCACGCTTGGATTTGATTGCAATACCCATGGCCGTTACCCCAGCCAGCTCGGCGACAGCACTTCAGCAGTGCCGGCCCATTCGTTGCCGCCTTCGGCGTCCTTGACGACCAGCTTGCGTGCTGCGCCTTCCAGGCTGGATGGCACCACCAGCAAGCCAGGACGCACGCCCAGCGGACGACCACCGTCTGCCTTGAAGTCCTTCATGGCAGCACGGGCGGCCGCGTAGTTGTCAGCGGTGAGCGGCGCCTTGGAGCAGTAAGCGAACTGCCACAAGCCAAAGCCAGTGTTGACGCGGGCGTCGACGCCATAGCGGTACATGTCCTGCATGAACACCGCTTCGTCGTCGATCTTGGTCATAGCCTTCAGATCGTAGTTACGGCGCTTCTGGAAGATGATCGGCTTGATGGCGCGACTGACATCGAGCAGATACCAGGCCGGACCAGTGCCAGCCTGGTAGTTGCTGACGGAAGTAGCCGTGCCGGTGCCATCGCTGTTCGGGTACAGCGGGTGATCGGTGTCGAAGAAGTTCTGACCGTCGTAGCAGGCGGTGGTCAGGCCTGCTTTCAACAAGGCAAAAACCATCTCGTCCGGATGAGCCTTAGCAGCACGGCCCATTTCTTGGAACAGCGCGCCGTACACACCGACCTCGTCGTCTTCCATTGCATCGCGCGGGACGCTGACCGAAGACTCGAATTTCTTGTTGAGGATGGTGTAGGCGTGGGTGGCCATGTCACGCAGAACGCGGTCACCTACCCATTCACGGAACGCCGGGAACTGACCGAGCCACCCGTAGGTGTTGCTGGAGCCGGTCGACGGTACTTCAGTGGCGATCTTCTGCCAGTCGGTTGGGGTATCAGTGAAGGCACGCTGATACTCGCTACGGAAGGAGGTAAAGAAGGCGGCCAACGCCTGTGGGGTAATGATCATGTGGTTGCGTCCTTTAAATGCCTACGCGGCCTTTGATGAAGTCTGCCTCGCTCATGCCCATCAGCTTGGCGACGTGCTTTTCCTCGGCGTTGAGCGCTGTGGAGGTGCCATTCGGCTTGTGCTCGTCCAGGCCGGACGGAGCACCAACAACAGGAGCGGCCTTCACGTACTCGCGGAAACGGTCAAGGCCGGCTTGCTCCGAGCAGGCCGCACGGTGGTAGTCGGCGGTGGCTGGAGTGATCTTGCCGGCCTTCAGAGCGGCATCGATCTCGGTGTCCACCACAGCCTTGTAATCAGCGGCCTTATGCTCACTCAACGCCTGCTCGGCATTGAGTGCCCGGCGCTCGACCAAGGCGTAATCACCGCGTGGAACGAAGTCGGCCAGGCTGGGCTGCTCACTGTTGCGAGCGGTGGCGGTGGCCTTGAGCTGATTTACTGCGGTGATGACCTGGTCATCAGTTGCATTGGCGTCCAGGCCAAGGGACGCCGTGAGTGCGATTGGAAGAGGCAATTTGTGAATCTCCGTCTGCTCATGGTTCAGTGCTGTAAGCACAAGGTTCGGTTTATTCGTCAGGCCGACGCTGACCATGCGAAGGATTCGCCGGTAAACGTCGTCGTAGTCGAATACAGGGGAAACAAATCGGTACTCACGGGCGGCGACCTGGTCCCCGGCACGTGGTGTCCAGGTGACATGGCCCCACAGGGCTCCGGCGCGCAGCTCTAGCTGGTCGATCCAGCCGGCAGCGGGGGCAGGCTCACCCTGCGGTGCTGCTACCTCGGTGGAGTGCTCCCAATCGATCACCATGTCGATGCCACGATCAGCAAAGGCGGCGAGCACCAGACGCTGAGCCAGCTCATCGAACAACCAGGTACGACCGTCACGACCAGTGATGGCTGGTCCAGGGGGAATCAGCTCGATCCATTCGGGCGCCTGGCCCTCAGTGGAGGGCAGCGCCGATAAATCCGTGTTGAGTGCGATGTGTTTTTTCATGCCGCCAGTGTGTGGGGCATACGGAGGGGATTGTTTTTAAGCTCGACGCAAGGATTTGGTCGGCTGTGGGGGGACTGCGGGAGGGAGTGGAATGCTACCTCGCTTCGGATAGCAAACGGATCACTTTTTCAGGTTTTCCAGCCTTTCGAAGAATCTCAGTGTCGATTAGAGGCCGGGAACGGTGCCAGAACCAAATCTAACGGTAATCTAACGGTACTCGGCGGCGATTCCCAACCGGATGCACCGCCTACGGCCTCCACAGCGCTCAAATGAGCGCGTTTTTAAAAGACCCGTTTAGCCCGTCAGATAGTCCGATACGATCTCCAGAATCTCCGTTTCGTCCTCACTCGACAATCCGAGGTAGGGTCGAGCTGGCATTTCCACCGATCTCGCACCATGCGTGACCCACTGAGCAAAGTTTGACTTGCTCTTCTTTACGAAGCGGTTGCCGACCACGCCACCCTTTTCCTTGAAGTACACCTGCTGAGATCGAGCCGCGTGCTCGATCTTGCCGCCTAACTGGTGAATGGCTCCGTACGGACGATCAGTGCCAAAGCTGAGTTCATCACCGCTCACCTGGTGACGGAGAGTGTCGAGCAGATCCCCGGACTCACGCAGGATCTTGTTGCCTTTCTTTCTGGCCAAGGTACGCGGTGACAGTGGCGCCCAAGGCGAGCCATCCGGTGCGACTTGGCGGCGAGCGCGGGCATCAGTAGAGATGTGCAGGTATTCGGCGATGTCATTAAGCGGCGTCTGCAATGAGCCCAAGCGCTCAATCAGCTGCTCCAGCTCGCGCCCTACCGCCGTGGCGTCCATCGTTACATCAAGCATTGCGCCGGCCATTTGCACCTCCCTCTATATAGAGTGCCTAGATCACTCGCTATCCAATCGGCGGTACAGCCGCACACCCAAGCGCAGTTGCTCCAGGTACTCGACATCATTCCCGGCCGGGGCAAGGGTGGTGATGCCATCCCAGCCATCAGAACCGACTTCAAACACAGCCAGCGCCGGGGCGGCCTCTCCATCCAGTTCGAAGCGGCGGATGTAGCGACGGCGCAGCACTGCCTTGTTCTGCTGAGCCTGCCATTCCAGCCTTACCCATACCTCGTCTGGCTCTTTCAGTGCGTCAGCCAGCAGCAACAGCTCACGGGCGTTGGTGCGCTGGCCAAGTTTTAAAGCGCTCGATTTGGCATCAGAAAACAACTCCCGGCCGATCACTACGCTGTCGCCCACCTTGTCCTTGAACACCGCTGGAGCGGTCTCGGTAGCGCCGAACTCGCCCAGGAACTGCCCGACGTAGTCCTGGTCAGCCAGCCCCTCAGGCATGATCCGGCTTGCGGGTGCCGGTCGAGGCGAAGGCAGCGCACCTGGAGGACGGCGGTTCGGCAGTCCAGGACTAGGCGCCGAGCTGGTACGTGGACCAGGTACAGGAAGCGGGTCATGGGCGCGCAGAGGTGGCACCGCAGACGACAGCCGCGACTGGCCCGGTGCATGTTCGAATCCTGGATCAATGCCCAATGGCACGCGCACGCTACGCGGACCGTTGGGGCTGTTGACGCCGATGATCCGAGTTTCGTACTCGATCACCGGAGCTGGGCCAACCTTGAGGCCCATGCGCTCAACGTCCCGAGCGCTGACCATGAACTTTTTGCACTTGCACCCCCAGCCGTTCTGCGGGCTGTGCGTGGACCACCAGGCGTCATCGAGCGGCAGCACCGTGCCATTCCAAGCCAAGTGCTGCGGGCGAGGATTGGCGCTATCGCCGTGGCGATACAGGCCAAAGGGGCGCGCCTTACGCAGCTCCGGGTCAGCCATCTGGGCTTCGCGCCCGGCGTTGTAGGACTGCCGCAGGTTCGTTTCAAAGATGGTGCGCGTCCGCCAGGCCCGGCCTCCGTTGTACTCCCAGCCGTGCTGGTTGACGATCCGGTCGAAGTCCGTGCGGAATTGATCCAGGGTGCGCCCAGTGGCAATGGCTTTCTCTACTGCACCGCGCATGTCGGCCAGCAGATCGCGCTTGGTCGCACCGGCAACCACGAACGCCCAGTCATGCTCGGCTGCGTAGAGGTCCGTCCAGGCGCGGGACGGCAGATTGGTCTTGCCCTTGAAGTAGTCGATCTGTTGTTGAAATGGCAGATTGCCATGGGATACTGCCATTTTTCACCACGCATGGAGATCAAGATGGGAATTGGTTTTGCTGTTAATTGGAGATTCGAAGAGTGCGAATTCCTTAACGTTGCAGGGGGAACGGACACCATCCCTGCAGGTATTCACCCCGTTGCCGAGCGAGACACGGTAACCGTCTACGTAGGCACCAGGACCTATGTGATGGACAAGGCCACCTTCAACTTGCTTAAAGCGCAACGCAAAGTGAACCACCTGCTCTAGAGCCCCCTGAGCACATCGTCGCGGCCGGCCAGGCTCGCCGCCGCCAAGCCATCAGCCATGGCGTTGGTGAGCTGTTCTGCGTTCATTGCTGGGTATGCCTCAATAAGCCGGTCGCGAAATTCCTCAAGGCTGGACACCGAGTCCAGTAGCTCCTTGATCGGTTCGACCATGTCATCCATGGATGCGGCTGCGGATGCCTCCATTGTTTTGACCTGGTTGTCCACGATGTCTGGTACCGCAGCCGATGCTTTTGGCTGCTCGCGGTTGAGCGCGGTGGTCGCCGAGGCCGGCGCTGCAGCCTGAACCGCTAGAATCTCGGCACCATCCGCTGGCTCAGGCAGACCGAACTTGTCGCGGATAACCGACTGCTCGATCCGCAGCCCCAGCGGCACCAGCGCAGTCACGGCCTTAATCAGCAGTTCAAGGTTTTCGGGCTGTGGCACATCAATGATCAGGCGCGGGTAAGGCCGACCTGGTGCAAAATTCAGGTCGCAGAAAGGCCGCACGAACATGCGGTTGAGCGTGTTCGACTCGGCCTTGGCGTCGGCCTCCAGAAGGTCAAGCCGCACCTCGTTGTGTACCTTGGCCTGAGCCAGGCTGGCACCGTCGTCGGCGCTCATCGTCTGCCCGACGATGGCCTTGGACATTTGTTTGTCCCACCATTCGGCCAGTCCTTTGAAGAAGTCACCGGCGCCGGCCACGTTGGCGGCCTGGTTGAAGTCGATGCGCATCGAGTCAGGAATGACAGCAGCAGCATCGCTCCCCAGGTTGGCCACCGCCGACAGCAGTACGCCAATGTCTTCCTTACTGGCGTTCGGCCCATAGCGGCCAACGCGCATGGGGATGCCGTAGATGTCGGCAAAGCCCATCCAGTCCTTCCAAGTCCATGCCTTGCACATGTAGCCAACCGCAGCCAGACGCGCCAGACCGCCACGGATCGGCAAGCCCGTGCGCAGCCGAGGGCGGTGCACGATGAACTTGTATGGAGCCAGCGCAATGCCATTGACCACGTCTGCGTCATCGAGCAGGCGCAGCTCCTGCCCCGTCGCTCGGTCGAACATGAAGAAGCGCGGGTCACGCCACTCAAAACGCTCCGGCACCCATGTCTTGCCACTGCGGTCCCAGATGATCTCCGCGACCGAATACCCCTTGCCCAGGGCGTCAGTCAGATCAGTCTGAACCTCGCCAAACTCAGGTGACCCGATTACCTCGCGCAGGGCATCCGCCCGGCGAACGTCCTCGGCATCGTCGGTGGCCGCTTCTACCCGGATGTTGAGACCGGCTAGAGCGAGCTTGCGAGTGCCAAGCACGGATGCGTAGTGCAGGTCACGCTCTTCCATTTCTTCTGCAAGGGTCAGGTAATCGCGGGCATCACCCTCGGCGGCAGCCTGGAGCAGAGCAGCGAGTCGACCAGGTGTCAGGCCACCTGCTACAGATGGGTGCCAAACCTGGCGCACGCCAGTAACACGAGGCGCGGCAACTTCCTCGGTGAGCTGATCGTATTCAATGGCGCGACCGTACTGGTCGACAATGGGGGAACGGGCCATTACCAGATGCCTTCTTTAGAGCGCCAACCGGCCCCGCGCACGACCTGACGATCATGCGCGGCCGACTGCTGAACGCGGTGGGATTCGAATATTTCTACTTCCTGGCGACTGGCGAAGTCAGCCAGCACCAGGGCAACGCCTGCGTCACCGTGGCGCTTGTCGCCGCCTTTCTCTGTGGTGCGCTGCTCAGGGATGCGCGCCACTCCTTTCACTACCCGGAAAGCGCGGATGTCGCCGGTAACGTCCTTATCGGCCGGGATGGCATATAGGGTGTCGTCTTCCAGCGCAGCCTTGAACGGCGGCATGTTGTCCCGGTACCAACCCTCGGTGAGCATGACCTGCTCAATGCGGTTGAATCCGAACTCCACGGCAGCAGACTCGGCGATCTGCTGGCCGTTGCCACGGGCGTCATGCGCGCCCTTGAGGAAATTGGGCAGGCGCCGGACGATATAGAACAGGATCTGCTCCTGCTGCTTGAACGGCACGTTGCGCATCTCCAGCACGAACGGCGTCCGCTTGCGCAGGTTCTGCTCTTTGAGCAGCGGCCAGAAAACGGAAAGGTCGCCCGAGCGAGCGAAGTCCATCCCATAGAAGCTCTGCACGTCGGTTGGCAAGTCCCTCAGCAGTGGCAGCAGCTCGCGCTCACACCACTCCAGCGACTCAGCCAAGCGCACATGCTCTGGGGCCGTCTCATACCCCTGCGGGTACTTGAGGCGCAGCACCGGGGAGTCTCGACTTGTGCGACTCTCGACCAGAGCCAACGACAGGTACGCGCCGCCGCCTTGGCTGGGCACGCAGTCCAGCTCTTCGGTGGCCGCGTCGCCGTAGAAGCTGTAAACATCAGCGACCCAGGCGTCCTCTTCTTCCTGGATGTGAGGGATACCACGGCGCATACACACCCGTTGATACAGGCCCTCGGCCACTGCCTCGCTGAAGGTGCAGCGGAACAGATGCCCTTTACGCTTACCGGCGCGGATCTCTTCTATCAGCTCGTTGAAAGCGTTCTCCGTGCCGTCATGGGTGCTAATCACATGGACCTCACCACCCCAGATCAACAGGGCAAGCGCTGCCTTCAGCAGCTCGGCCAGATCCTGGTGGAACGCCGCCTCATCAATCACCACCACACCCTGACGGCCCCGCAAGTTGCTCGGGCGACTGGTGAGCGCCACGATGCGGTGCCCTGAGGGAAACACAATGGTGTAGGTCTTGATGTGCTTCTCTTTGTCCTCATCCGGCCAGATACCTTCCTCAATCTCGCCGGCCGCATAGTCGAACGCTCGCGCCCACATCGCACACGCCTGGATGTACTCGACCGTCATGTCCTGGTTGTACCCCAGGTAATAAACGGTTTGGCCCTTGGCACTCTTCGCAGATGCTGCGACCAAGACGTTGTCAGCCGCTTCCGCCCAAGTGAGGCCGATACGCCTGGACTTCTCTCCGACCTTCAAGGGCGCCCGGATGCCGATCCAGTCTTTCTGGTACTGCAACAGGACAGATGGGGTTACGACCCCAGAGCCATCTAGCATATGCGGGCTGCTCACATGGACCTCCGCAGTGCTAGGCTATTGCCACTATTAACATGTGGCCGAGGTGAAAAATGCTTGACTGGGTTGCGGGCGCCGTCCAAAGCGCAAAAACGATGAAAGAAATTGGCCAGTCGCTCCTTACCATTCGCGACGAAAATATCATCCGTGAACGCGTGTACGCGCTGAACAATAACCTGATGGACCTTCAGCAGAAGCTGCTTGAGGCACAACTCAGTCAGATGGAACTGGTCCAGCGGATTCAGGCGCTTGAGGACGAGAGGGACCAGGCTAATCAATCGACGAGCGTCAAATCGCAGTATCAAATTCATACCTTCGAAACGTCGCACCATGCATATGTTTTGAAGACCGACGACCAAGAGAAGCCGACGCACTTCTATTGCAGTCACTGCATGGAAACCGAAAGTCTGCCCATGACACTTCAAGGCTCTGCCGTATTGAGCTGCCCTAAATGCAAGTACACGGTCCGGTCCGCGCCCTACAAGCCCACCCGACTCGCTCGCAGGTAGCTTCATGGCGCAACCCCTAGGATCTCCCGGCGAATCTCATCCACCGTATTGGCACTGAGTCCACCTTTCTTGGCGATCTTCTCGACCTGGTTGGCTGCGGCCTCGGCTCGGGCGCGAACCTCTGTCTTCCATTTCGCCTGGACGACAGACGCCCGGCCTAGCTCGGCAACGGCCTTGGCCACCTTGGGCAGGTCCATCTTGGCGTCATCACCAGTGGCCATCAGCAGCTTGAACAGGTGCTCTTGCACCAGGCGCATGAGCGCCTCGTTGACCGCACCTTCATCATCCGGCGCCGCCTGAACCACGGCCTTGGCCTGCTCGCTGGACATCTTCAGGGCGGCCAGCTTGTCTTCGAACTCGCTGCCATAGCGGTGTAGCGCGCTCTTGCCAATGGAGTAGCCACGCGACTCCAGCTCGGCAGAAAGCAGCTCGTAGCCGCTGAAGTTCGATTCCACCAGAGACTGATCCAGCCAGGCTTTAATCTCCGGCGGCAGTGTGGTGACTTTGCTACGCGGCGGCATTACCAGTACTTCACTGGGCGAGCGATGCCTGGACGGCAATCGACGGTGTATTCAGCGATATCGACGCCGAGCGAAGTGAGCCCAGCCACCCAAGGGCCGGACGGTGACTTCTCGATCGTGACCAGGGAGCGGTCGGACAGGTAGTCAAGCTCGCGGCGCAGCTCTAGCGCCGTGGCGTCTGGATACATGCCCTGGACCGTCGACAGCACTACCGCTTCATGCGGATCAATGGGGCGACTGGTGTTGAGGGTGAGCAGGACGAGCCAGCGCATTGACTCGCGGCGGGTCTTTGCAGGATCAATGTTCATGGACGGGCTCCCCGGAGTTGGACGTTTTCGAGTTTGAGGGCCACAGCGTCGAGCTTGGCCTCGATGACGGTTTGGTTGCGCACCCAGTCTTCGCGGCGCACGTAGTGCAGGGGCATTTCGCCCCGCAGCTTCTCCAGGCCAAGCTCGACCTGGCGAAGCCGGTCAGAGTCCTTAGCCAGCTCTTCGAAGCGGCCATCCATGTGCGCAAAGCGCTGGTCTAGCCGGCGCTCAATGGCCGCGAGCAGCAGTTTCAGGAGGGCCAGCATTGCGCCGACCAGGCCAACGCCGATACTGATCAACTGCCAGACCGGCAGCTCGACGGTACTCATCGGCCGCCCATCCTTTCGATGTCTTCCTGGCAGCTCACACACAGCTCAACGCCCGGAAGGATCTCGCTGCGCGCTGGGGGGATCTGGTCGCCGCAGCTCTCGCAGTGCGTGATGCGAGGCCCGGTGTAGTGCGCCCGGCCTGCGCCTCGCGCCGCCAGTGCCTGCTCTCGGAATGCCTCTTCCGTTTCTGTGGCGATATCAGTTACGTCCATTGCGTGTATTCCATGTGATCAGTTTTGTGAGCTGGGCACGGCAGGCGGCATAGCCTTCGCCGTTGCTGACTTGGTTCGCCAGCAGGTCAGCGCGGGTAACACCCGCGATCAGGTCGTCAGCGGCTGAGGCTCCGGAGGGAGACGCATCAGCTCCGCTGGTGGTGGTGCCGGTGGTAGGCACTGCGGCTGCGGTTGCGGTGCCAAAGAGGGCGCTGTTCCACACGCGGACAAAGCCAACAGTGAACAGAGCAGGAGGCAGCGGTTCAGGCTGCGCATCGAGGGCGCGGCGGTAGAGTGTCGTGACACGTTGAATCTCTCCGTTGAGTTTGTCGGTGACGGCCCGCAGCTCGTCCCGCTTGGCGACCAGATCCGCCGCTAGTTGGTTGCCGTATACCTGGGAGGCGATTAGCTCGTCTGCGGCTTTCTTCAGGCCGATGACGGCCGACTCAGCCATGTAGCGCAGCTCGGCCTCATGCTCCTTGCCCTGCTTATCCAAGGCCGCATCACCCTGAGCTTTCGCCAAGGCGAAACCTTGGTCGTGGCCGTTGCTGTAGACCAAGGCCACGCTTCCAACGGCGATAGTGAGAACCAGGAGCCAGGTGACGGCAGGCTTGATGCCCTTCATGAACACACCCCTTTGCCCCAGCCATCGGCGATGTATTGGGCTTCAAAGGTCTTGAGGATGAGGCGTGGGTAGCCCCGGTTTTCTTTGAAGGCGGCGGCCGAGCGGCCCGCGTTGAACCGCTCGATAGATCCGAACCAAACCAGCGGATCGGCGCCTTGAGCCGATGCCAGCTTGCGATCACGGATAAGCCAGCCAAGGCCGCCGTTGTAGGAGGACAGCACCATGGCGTGCCGCTCACAGCCGTTGCGGCCCTTGATGCGATCAGCCAACCAGCGGTCATAGCTGACCAGGGCCATCAGCGACCAGGTCGGGTTGTAAGGCTCAACTTTGCCCAGCGTTTTGGGGAACACTTGGGCGAGCCAGGTGGCGGTCGTGGGCATCACTTGGCCCAAGCCTTGCGCACCTACAGGCGATTTGGCGTTGAACTTCCAGCGCGACTCCTGGTGCACTTGGGCGGCGAAGGTCGCCACCGGGGCATCCAGTCCCCACTCGGCCTGGGCAATGCGGGTCAGGTCGCGGCGGTACTGCTGCGCCTCGGCCGGCACGGCAGCGAGAGCGGTGGGCAAGATGCCGAAGACCGAGGCTCCCAGGAGGACCAGACCAAACATACGGCTTCTCATGGTCAGAGCCCCAGCGTCAGGCCGAGGACGCAGGCCAGCACGATCAGCGCACGGCGGATGCCTGCCCATGGCTGATGCGCTGCGTGAACTTGGTCAGGGCGCGCATACGGGAACAGGGCGCGGTCGATCCAGTAGGCGAGCACCGCGCCACCCGTAACCAACGCGGCCTTGTACAGAACAACCGCGATCTTGGATGGTGCAATGAGGTACAGCCCGATCAGCAAGCCGATGGTGATCAGCGTCCAGAAGGTCAAGCGTGGGGCTCGATATGGCCGCTGAAAACGCAGGCGGCCGGGAAGATGGCTCATTAATGAACCTCCTTGGTGGGTTTGAGGGCGGCGCGGATATCGGCCATAGCGCTTGCTGCTGCGCCTGGACCATTCCGGCGTTGTGCCGGGGGGATGTAACGACCTGGTTTGGGAGGGTGGGCTGGGGTTGACCTGTAGCTATGGCCACCTTTGCAGGCGTCCAGGGCAACTTGCCGGCGATGAATTGCGACCCGGCCTATGACGTCGGTACGCCATTCGCTCGGACAGTCGTCGATCATTCTTTGGCGCGTCTTCTCGCAGCGCTCGTCAATGACGCGCTGAGCGAAATCCGCTGAAGAGGTGGCGTGCTCAAGCATGTTCGAATCTGCCAGATGAATGGACCTGGCTAGATTCGCCCGAGCAGCAAGGGCGCTGTATTTCCGGGGGCTTTAAGCAAAAAGCCCCGCTAGGCGGGGCTTGATGTAGGGGCGGTCAGTGCAACCGCTTCGGCGCATCCTCGTACCCGAATAGGTCGGGCTCTTGCTGTCGATGTAGGACGCGCTGGCGGGCAATGATGTCATAAATTGTCTGGCTGGCCAGATCAAACTTACGACCCAGCACATCAGGCCGTTGGCTTTTCTCTCGCCACTCGCGGAAGATCTCCGCGTCCCGCTGCGCCCGGCGCACTGCATTGCCACGCGGGAGGTAGACGACAGAACCGCCCATCGTTTCGCAGATCGCGAGGACCACGGCACGCGCAATGCTCGCCGCATCATCTTGCCTATCCGGCAAGACCTGCCGCAGCTTGAACTCAGCCAGGCTGGACATCTCGATCAGCGTCCCCTCCCAGCGTTTCAGCACAATGGCGTCGTTCATTTGTGCCAGTAACTTTTCGGGATCTAGCTTGTCGATCTCGCCAGATGCAAACAGCTCTCCGTTACTCATTGCCGCCTCCCATGTCGTTTTGCGTCCTTGGCCAGAGCAGCGACGACGCCACCCAATTGCTTGGCGTCAAGCCACTCCAGCCGCTCCACCTGGTAAAGCCGCTTGGCCAGGCCGTCACCGTATTCCCATGGCCGGCCGGCCTCAGCCAGTTGGGCCTCGACCTTGCCGACCAGCTTTGCCTTGTCCGCAGCAGGCTTTGGCTTGCCCCGGCCTTGCTTGGACTTCCAGCCCAGCCGCTCAAACTCTTGCAGTACCTTTGCCACTTGGAGCGGGCTCAGGTCTTTGGCCGATGACTGGCCAGTGATCCGGTCCAGCAAGGCACGATAGGTTTCGTCATCGAGGCCGAGGTCTTTCTTGGCGATGTGGATCTTGCTGAGCTGCTGATTGCGCCGGTTCATGACGCCACCTGCGCGAGTGCCAAAGGCGCCGCCGTAGTCATGCCGTGATTAAGGCGTACATCACCCGCAGCCAACATTCCATGCAGGGCATCGGTTATGGCCCGCACGCCAGCCTTGCGGCGCGCTGTAGCGTTACGATCCAGCTGCTTCAGTTGCACCAGGTCGGGATAGTGATGTGCCAGGTACTGCTCGACGGCGGGGGACAACTTGGCGCCAGCGAACGTCGACACCTGCTCACGCACCGCATGAACCCATGCCTCGCAGAACACATCAGCGCGCCGTACCTTGGTAGCCAGTTTGCAGCGCTGGAGCTTGGTTAGCGTGAAGTCGCGGCGTGCCTGACGCACTTGGCGCAGCAGAACAGTCATGGTGTACCCAGCTACCTCGGCCATCTCACCTATAAAGTTCCAGCGTCCGATCCCGCTGGCAAATAGCACCTTGCAGGTGTAGGCCCTCGAAACGGTGTTGGCCAACTGCGCCTCCCACTTGGCCGGGGTCTTCTTCGATCCGGCCACGGCGGTGCACTCCATCACATCGGCCATGCTCATATCGTCTTGGCCGATACCGTGCTCTTTCATGAGCGCCTGCGCCTGCCGCATCGCGGCCGCCGCCTCGTTGGGGTTGGCACTGGTGGCCAACCTCAGGCATTTCTTGATCTTGTCCAGGGCCTTGTTACGGTCCATGAGGCTTCCTATCTACGTGTGCCACCCCGGCCGGGCCGGGATGATTTCGCTTAGTGGATGACGGTTGTAGGCACAGCTTCGCGGAAGCGCGACGGACTCCAGTCGCAAGACTCATCGGCTAGGATGTGACCGAACATTGCGGTGCAGCGGCGGCAGTGCACACAGTCGCCGCAGGTTTTGCCCTCGGGCAGGTTCATCCGATATTCGTCGTTGGGCATCCGCCCCAAAGGCTCTCTTTGCTCGCTCATGACTCTCTCCATTCGTTCGGCTGCTCGTCAGTACCCGGCCACCATGGCGGGCAGACCAACCCCGGCTAGGCCGGGGTGGTTTCGCTTAGTGGATGGTGGGTTTGGTGAGGTGCATCTCACGGACTGCCTGGCACACCTCGCATGGGCTGGCGGCGTCGCAGTTGCAGTTGTTGAGGAAAGCGGTGAAGGCGATTGGGACTTCGATGCGACCGATCATCTTGGCTTGCTGGACCATGCCGCGAGCCACAACGCCTGCTTTGGTGCTGAGTACGGACTGGATTTCCTGACCTTCAACGGAAACGGATACGCCAGAGTCAGTGTCTTCAACGGTGAAAATGTATTTGGCCATTCTTACTACTCACAGAAATTGGTGGTGATTGCAGGCGAATCAGTGCACGGAGTGGGTGGTGGTGGTCAGCGAGGCGCTGGCGATGTCGAGCGGGATCGGCACGTACTGCTCCGACTCACCAACCCGCTGGTACACGCGGATGTAGCTTTTGGAACCGACCACTTGGACGGCGTCGCCGATGGCCTCCATGGCGCGCTGCCACCGGGCGTCTTTGATATCCATGCGGCGCAGGGCGAGGACTCGGCCGGTGCTGATTTCGCCTTGCTTGTCAGCGCGGAATGCCTCGTTGACGATTGCCCGCACCTCGCTCCGGGCGTCCTGGGTCCATTCGGTCAGGCACTCGTCAATCAGGGCGCGGGCGGCTTGCAGGCGCTCGTCAAAGCGGATGTTGTCCTGAGCCGCCTGCACGACCTTGTATTGGCCATCGAACGACATCAGCGTCACGTTGCCTTTCTTGCCACCGACCTTGGCCTTGTACTGCTCCGCCGACATATCAACGAAGGCCTTGATATCGCCGAATGCGTCGGTCTTGAAGTCGGCCAGCGTCTTCGATACCACCTGTGCCTTTGCCACCAGCTCAAGCACCAGGTCATTGCGTGCCATGTCGATTGGCTTAACCAGGTCCAGCGGAACCAGGTGGCCTTTGGCGTCTTTCAGAAACCCTTCGGGAATGTTGCTCATTTGCTTGGTTGCTCCATGGTTTTTGAAATGAGGGCTTCATGCTGCAGGTGATCGAACACTGCATCAGCCCCCACTCTGGCAGCATCAATCTGCCGGTCTGTTTTCGGCCCAATGCTGATACGAGCGCTGCGCCTCATGCCGCTGACGATCCCGTCAAGGGCATCGTTTCCGGTCTGTCTCTGCTGGTCCGTGCGGCTCGGCCTTGGCAGCGCCGGGACAGGCATCCGTGCTGGCATTTCCCGCAGGAGCCTGGCCGGGGCTGGCCAGCGCTCGCAGGTTGAAAACAGCACTTGGAATGCCTTGCGGATACGTTCGGCGTCGATGTGCTCATCCCACTCTCGGCCCTTCGCCAGCACCACAAGCCAGATGTCGAGCGTTGCACCTACCGTGTCGGCGGCGGGTGCTCCGTCCAGGCGCAGAGCGATCAGGCCCATGAGTCCGGAAGCGACCTCTCGTTCCAGCCACTTAGCCACGAGCACGCGCCTCCAGCGCCGCCAGCGCTGCGTTGGTCTGACTTGGGTTACCACGGCGTACCGGCTGGGCTTGCGCCGCTTCTGGTGCCAAAACCAGCGCACCACCCGCTGAACCTGGCTGGTACTGAGTCATGACCTGGTACAGCCAGCCGTGCCCCTTGAGGGGCGTCACCAGCCGCCCGGTTTCACGCGCAACCAAGGCCTGCTCAATTGCCCATGCCCAGCATTCAGGCGGGGCTTCAAACACTTGGCCACCGCGCTCGATGCGCTGCGCCTGCACGTCCGGCAGCAGCTCGGTGAGCAGCTTCGCCACACGGTCCATGGTCAGCTCGCGGGTTTCAGGCCTGAACAGTCCCAGGTAACGCACCAGGGCGTGACCCAGCGGGCCGGACAACTTGAAGGCAACACCCAGTGCATCTCGGGCGCCGTCATGTGCGATCAATGCGTCCAGCGAAAGCGTGGTGCCGCAGTTAGGGCAACGAGTGCGCATCAGTGCACCCCCTGTAGGATTGGGATTTCCCGGGCACGGAAGTACTTTGCGTGCACCGCTTTGCCGCCGAGTGGGTGCTTGTCGCGCCAATTCATCAAATCATCAGGCTTGGTGAGTTCGGGCTTGAACTGGTGGTAGGTCTCCAGCCCAAGAAGCAGTGCTTTGGCGCCTTCCTCACCAAACTTGGCCGCCACCGTGACCGGGGCGTACTTGATGCCGTTCCAGCAATACGCCTCGATTACCCATGCCGTTTCCTGCGAGCTAGACGCCACCACTGGGGATTCATCCACTACGGAACGAACGGGTGCTTTGGTAATCTGTTCAACTGCCAATTTTTCGTCCGTTTTTTCGCGAAGCTTAAAAAGAGCCCGCAGCTCGCCAGCCTTAGTCACCGCCCGAGTAAGCGTCGCGGCGAAACCTACGCATTTACCCTCGCAATAGAGGCGCACCATCCCTTTGGCCTGAGCGCGGATTTCTACCTGGTTATCTTTAATGCAAAGAGACATTGCGACCTCCTGAGCAATTCGGGTTAAACGGGCACTGCTGGCACACTCGCCAATGCTGCATTGCTAGCGGGTTATGTGTCGGAGCCGGGCGTTGATATAACCGCTGGCACTGTTCAACTGTCAGCGTGTCTCCGGTCGCCACGCACTCGATCCGGCCAAGAACTTCCATTACTCGGCGCTCAATCCCCGCAGTGGTAGGGCTTGGGTATTTGTTATCGAGCAACAGACTTACCGCAGTACGACTCATGCTGATACGGATCGCAGCGTGCGTGCGGCTGGTGGCCGTTACCTCTTTAGCCAAGAGCCGCACGAACAGCGGCGGCTCGGCTCCCCAGTTCGATAAATTCACCGCCCGTTTCATTGCAGGCCTCCAGACTCCCCGGTGGAAGCAAGTTCCAGTTGCGTGCGCTGAACAAGATCAGCCGAAGGCTTGACCGCTTTGCCGGTTTGAGCCAATTCCAGCCACTCATTAAGCAAGTCTCGAGTGCGCAGCAGAGCGACCCCAGATTCAATCAGGCTGTGATCTGCCCCAAACGAGCCGGTGGTTTTTACGTAGACCAGCTTGCCAAGGTTGGAGTCATATACTTGGAGCGAGTCAAGCTTACGAATCTCAGGCGGGCGAGGCCCTGAGTATTTCCCCGGAACAAGCTGATATGTCTCCGGGATATTCCTCTCCCACTCGGTCTTCGTGAAATAGCCAGCCTCTGTCAGGGAGTTTAGGTACTGGCGGACCTTGCTAATGGTCATCGCGACACCACCGGCAGAGGCGGTGTGCAATACCGTCTCAGCGGTGAAGTTACCTTTCAAAATACGAACGCTACGCCAGATGTTTTCAGTAACCAGGTGTGCATAAACCCGCTCACCCTTCCTATTTAGCCGTGGGTGCTCGGCGCCTTCGTCCTTCATCAGTGAGTAGACACGGCCACCTTTTCCTTTCGGGGATTCAATGAGTCCGATGATTCCTGCCTTAACCAGCGCATTGAAATAGTCATTGATTTCCCTCGGCATCTGACCACTACGTCTAGCGATATCGTTGGCAGAGAATCCGGGGCCGAGTACGCGAATAGACTCCCACATACGCTGACGAGGCTCTTTTGTGCCAGTTACAACGAGAATTGCTTTCCGGCCCATTAGATCGATCTCCGGGTAGGAGCTTCGCCTGTGAACCAGCCGCGCTTACCCCATGTAGCCAAATCAACACGACCCCACATATTTGCCGAGGCCTCGCTTTGCACCTTGTACAGGTTTACTGCGACGCGACGTAGGCACCCACGAGTGGCCCGGCACAAGTCCTCAAGAAGATCCTCGGCAATTTCAAGGTTCGGATAGTTCGACTGGGATAGCTCAATAAGGTCATCGAGCGATGCCGGTTGTGCTGGGACCCACTCCATAACTCGGTTGTGCAGACGTTCAAGTTTTGACAGCGAGGCCGGCACCCGCTCTTCGCCGATCAGAACAATAGTTCCTTGGCTCGCGTTATAGAGGTCGGTAAGGATGTTCGCGATTGCTTTATCAAGCATGTACTGCACATCGTCCACAATCAGCGGTCGCATGGATCGGGACAGCTGTTCAGCGATCTGATCCATCATGTCGCCCATGGTGCGACCGGGCGCGATTGCCATGTCTTTCAGGACGGCTATCAGAAATGCTTTCTTCGACCAGGTGTCGCGGCACTCCACGTAATAAGCACGATGCTGATTTGCAGCAAAGGAAGCCGCGACTGATTTGCCTAGGCCACTGGGGCCGTACATCACGACCAACCCAGGCAGGCCTGCTGGGCGAGCTTGCGCACGCTTTACCGCTCCTGCGAGTAGTCCGACATTGGTAAGGGCTACGATTTTAGTTACACTCACTGTGCATCTCCTTTTTCTAGCGTGCGCCAACACGCTGGACTCCAATAAACGCGGGCTCTCAACCCGCGTGTTTTTCAATTCCTTCCATCAGCTCGCGCTGGTAAATCAGGTCAGGATGAGTGGAATAGCTCTTCCACCATCGCGCCTCTAAATCACTGAGTTCTTCACCAAGTGCTTGGCGCTTATCCAGTTTTTTCCAAAGTCGGTAACGAGTAACGTCGTTGTCTGGGATCTTGAAGTCTGGCCGCTGAGCAACCACCTCTCTTGCATACTCCAAGGCCGCTGAACGCTCGCCTGGCTGCAATACCGCCGACGGCGCAGCAGTAGGTGCAATCATTTCGACGCGGTGGCCCGTCAGCACTTCCAACTTATCTACGGCACGCTTGAACTGGCCTTTCTCGCGCTTTTCCCGCGCCTGCTCGACCATAGTCATTGGCATGTAATCTGTGGTGTTTCCGTTGAGTTGTGCTGTGCCGATCAGTTCGCCATCGTCGGTGTAAGCCCAGACCTGAGTAGAATCCCTGACGTCGTACCCAACACGTATTTCTTGGCCGTGAAAGGCCGTTAGATCTGCCATGAAATAGGTGTTGCCAGCCCATGCAATTTCGCCGCGCCGCGTTGTTCTGATGAGCTGCGGTCGCATAAGAGATTCCACCAAGGCGCTCGATGCGCACATAGGCTCCCAACCCTCGGTGATTGCTGCTTGCCAGGCTTCGTCGGGTGTCATATGCCGCATCAGGCCGCTTTCAAGATCGCGAATCTTCTCAAGCCCCCTGTGAGGGGTGCTGTTGTAAGTTGCTACCTCTTGCTCCATGCCGGCCATGAAAACACCGAACTCGGGAATGAGTTGAGACCTGCCCGTCAGGCGTAATTGCTTACGACCAACTCTATGCACTTTTGTACCGGCGTGCTTATCCATGTCCGCACCGATATATGAGGTGAGCTTCTTCGCGGCACGAACCCAAATTGTCTGGTGCCCTCGTTCTGATAGCCCTCGTGCCTGGCTGTTGTATGGCAAGGAGTGCGTCATTGTTCCGCCGAGCCGGTCGACTACCTCCCGGACTGTGTCGTTTGCAAAGCCTGACCCGTTGTCCACGTAGAAGATTGAGAACATGCACTCCCGGACGGCATCACGAAGTGCATCCAGTACGCCGATTGCTGACTCGGCCTCGCCGACCGAGACACCCACCACTCGGCGCGTAGCAACATCGAGTACCGTTGTGATTTCGGGTCGATAAGGCTTGCCAGTGAGCGGGTTAATAACCTCAGCATCAAATTTGTGCCCGTCCGCTGTGTAAACGTCGCCTGGGAAAAGGTTCTTCGTAGAGCGACGGCGAAAAGGCTTGAGGGCCTTGAGTTCCTGCGTGCTCATGCGACCGACATTCAAAGCATCCGGCGACAGTTTTTTAAGGAATCGCTGAACTGCGTGAATGCTCGGCAGCTCACCATTCCACGCCGCAGAGAACTCGGCGTAACTGGCTGCGACGCTAGGCTTGGTTGGGCGTTGGTAACAGCGCAGGAACGCTCCAGCCCAATCCGGAACATCAAGGCGTGCACGCTGACGAAGTGGGGCGAGGGCCATCTGATCTCGGTCAGCTGCCCGCCAACTCGACAGCCAACGCTTGAGAGTCCTTTCTGAAAGTCCGCGCCCCTCAGTTTTACGGTCGTTCGCAATATCAACCCGATTCTGCAAGTAGGACGAGAGCTGACCGTCCTCGGCATGCTTTATCAGAGTGCTAATGGCCGTTTTCTGTGAAACGACCTCAGCTAGTCGCTCGATTTCTCGACAAAACGCGAGGCGAGCTAGCATTACGGAGCGCTGCTTTTCGTTGAGCCGTGACGAACCCTCGGCCTCACTCGGCTCTGCCTCTTCGGCGCCCGTTACTGATGGCAAGTTGCTACCTGATCCTGCTACCGAGCGCGCCAGAATCTCTGCTTGCGTTTCGGCAGGCAGATCAATAAGGCAGTACTCAATGGCCTTGGAGCCCGCTCGCTTGCGGCCATTCCATTCAGTCTTACCGCGAATCTGTATTGCCCGCTCAGTACCAGGCATACCTGGCAGACCCGCGAGTTCGCGAGCTGTAAACCAGCCAAGTTGATTCGTCATTTATCGAGACCTATGTGTTCTTGGTAATAAGCGTTAGACTTCTAACGGTTTTCTGAAGGTGGATCGTTGCGACCGCTTCGTTGTCTGTTAGGGGTGCCATCGCTGTTCCAGCGCTCAGGCCAAATCTGTTCGGGCTTTAGGCCGATAGCCTTGGCAATGGCCGTTTCCATCCTTGGATAGGGGACCCGCTTCACGTTGTGAAGGGCGTTGCGCTCAACGCCAAGCTGACGAGCAAGCTCAGACAGAGACGTGTGGTGAGCACGGAGCTGGAATTTAAGCCACTCCCAACGCAT